CAGGAACTTTAGATACTTGGTAAGGTTCAATGACGTTACCAAGTTCATCTTTTGTAGAAGTTGAAGGACGACCTAACAAGCTATCTAAAGCTGCATTGTAGCTGGCAGTTGTTCGACCTAAATTTTCGTTACGATTCTGCGCCAGCTCAGTAGCCCCGTATAATACAGACCGTGGTGTATAGGTGTTAACAAGGATGGGCTTTTCTGGTTTAATCTCTGTTGTGGAGCCGCCGCCGCCGCTTCCCATGATTTTACTTAAGCTTGACTTCTATACTTACTCTATCTGAAATAAATTTAGACACATGAGGGATCAACTGGAAACTGCCAATTCCCAGCAGGATAACCAGGATCAGCTCAGCATAAGTAATGGGTCTACGCATCAGTGGAGTCCTTTTACAGAAGATTTTAAAGACTTGCTCAAAGCAATGTCAACTAAAACGATGTTATCACTTATGACAACCCAACAGAAGAACTTTGCAAATTCTTTATGGGAGGCTTCTAACTTTGGAGGGCGTCCAAAGCCGCAAGACTTTAAACATCTGGAACCTAAACAAGATTACTACGAGTTGGTTTTAATGATGGACCATCAACGCCAGTGGGAAGAAAAAGCTCGGTATTGCCAGCAAGCAAAAAATGGTTAAACTGTAGCAAAAGCACAGGTGTAATGAGTTATCGTTTTGCAGATTTAAATATCAGCTTGGTTACCATTGAAAACTATGATGAAATTTTAACACCTTCATTGGCGCTTCAGGTTTCTGTTTTTGTGCCTCCAGAAGGATCGTTTGAGACATCAGATCTTCAACGTTATCTTGAGTTGGTAAAAAGCTATGAGGTCACCAGCACTGATTTAATTCACGGATTGTCTCTTGCTGATCAAATCAGAATTACGTTCAGCGATATGGAAGCAGCAACAATCTGTGAAAAATTTCCTGATATTGACCTGGCAACAAAACGACGGTATCGTTGTGTAGCTGAATATTTAATCAGGCAGGGAGAACTGACCAAAATCAAAGACGAGAATAACAAGCTCGTTAAGAAACTTGGTAACATGGGGAAAATGGTTGTCATTTACCAACCACTTCCTAAACTCTGTAAAACACTCCATCAAACTGGATTAGGACAGTTTATTAAAAATGAGCAACAGGCGGCAAAGATTAATCAATGGTCTGCTTAACAACGCAAAAACTGGAGAGGAAAAGAAAATGACCCAGCTTGTGATTGAAAGGATCTGTGCTGACATGTGCGACTTCTACGAGAAGTTCTATGGCAACGAGGGGCCAGGTGCTATCGTGTACCTTCCACGAGTTGAAGACCCGGACAAATCTATGTTCTACCTAACAGTCGGGGCATTGATGGAAGCTCAAGCTGACTTTATGAACAGGGATATGGAAGGCCCTGCAAACGTTATGAAGAGTGCTATTGCCAGAGCAGAATCAATTAATCCTAAAACTGCAGGACTTTTTGTCATCCAAGATGAAAAGGAAATGTCTTTGATTTGCTACAAACGTGATCAACCTCTTGCTCTGGAGAATAAAGAATAATGCATAAACAAGGCGGAGCACGTGCAGCTAAGTACCATACTGTTCATAGAATCTACAAACTAGAAGATGATTGGTGCACGCCAGTACAGTATCTGCCTTTGATTTATCACACCTTGGATCATATCGATTTAGATCCAGGTTCAACAGAAAAAGCTAACAAAGAGTTTATCCAAGCAGAAAAATTCTTTTGCAAAAAAGATGACGCTTTAAATAAACAAGAGCCCTGGTCTGGAAACGTTTACTGTTTCCCACCAACCTATGGCCGGTGCTCCTTCAATAAACAGCGTGGAACCTGGCGCTGGTCTACCCGTGGAGGGTTTGGCGCCATGTCGCCCTCTGTGGCCTGGTTCAGGCGCTTAGAGAAGGACTGGAAGCTGGGCTTTGTTAACTCAGCTTTGTTCTTCACGTTGTCTCACGAGATGATGCGTAAACAACAGAGCATGTGGGATTATCCAATTTGCATACCAAAAGAACGACCAGAGGTTATGCATGGACGCAATTTTTACCAGTTAAAGGCACCTTTGAAATGGGGATTCTTTGTTTTCTTGCCGCCTAAAGAACTTGGGTTTAATCGTTTAGATAAATTTGCAGAAGCATTTTCAACGATTGGCCGTGTGATCTTGTGAACTAAGACGGTGTAGCTCTAAAGGTATTACGGAAAGAAGCAGACCGATCAGTATTGCTGATATTGGCAGAACCCCGTGGCTCGTAAGGGAATGCGCCCACTGGGACAGTACCGCCAAGAGCAGGCATGATGAAACGGTCATCTTCTAAACGCTCTAAAGTAACAGGGAACCTTGCTTGATTCTTACCCCTCTCTAAGTATTTACGCAAGAAAAGCAACGAACTGGTGTTGTCTTGCACACCTTGCGCTTCTGAATAACGGTTGTCAACCCGGTAGGATTGACTCTTCTGAACTGCCATAGTAATATTCTCGCAGCTCTAAACACCACATGGAACAAGACGTTGTTAACCACCCTTCTCATTACACTTTTGGTCATATTGAATGCATTGATGCTATTGAAGCTGCTTTAACTGACGAAGGAAATAGAGGTTATTTAAAAGGATGTGTCATGAAATATATGTGGCGTTACGAGAACAAAGAAAATCCAGTGCAAGATTTACGCAAGGCACAGTGGTATTTAACCCGTTTAATTAACACTTATGGAACTTGATTATCTAGTTGATCTAACTCCTGAGGAATTAAACTACTTGCGTATCTTAGAACTTCAAGAGTTTCTAGATCATCTTCAGAATACAAAGAACGAGAACCAGTTGCTTTTGGACGCTGGTTCCACAATCTAAAAAACTCATCAATAATTTCATGTTTAGGATCTAACCTAAGCAAGTGTTCTTCTAAAAACTCAATAGCTTTAACTTGTTGAGGAGAACCATTAAAATTCTCAGCAATATTCAACAAACACTTAGGAAGTTTGCACTGGTGTTCTACCAACAAAGGAACATCAGTGTCTGGCTGTAAATATAAATCAAGTTCACTTCTTCGTCGATCTGTAAGTTTTGTATTCCAAAGCAACTCTTTATTGATAAAAGGAGACCATTCTTTAATGATCTCTGTTCTATCAGCGTTACTATTAATGAGGCTTAGTAACCTACAGTCTTTAAATTTTGTAATGCCAATGCTATAAGCATAGCTTAAAACAGCAGCTTTTTTCTTTTCATTTAGAGGAAAGAAAATTAAATCTTGAAGTATAAAAACAAACTCTTCTAGATCACGTTCTAATTGTTTTTCAATTTCTTTACGGTTGCAACGTATAAACGGAGTGACTGCACTGCGCCCTATTCGTTTACTTCCGTAACCAATAAACCACGGTCCATCTTCTTTTGCACGGTAGGGCGCATACCGTTCCATGCCAGTATGAATTCGGCAGGGTGTGTACCGCCGAATCAACTGGAGGCTGTATTCGTTAATGTAAGACAGACGTTTTACGGAACAACTACAGATCCGTTATAGCTAATTTCGCTATAGGAGTCAGGTGTTTTTAGTAAAACGATGTAGTTTTTTGCGGCATTAGTAACCGTAACGGCAACAGCACCTTTACCTTTACCAGCTTTGGCTACATCAAAAAACTTGCGGTAGCCTGTAGGAGAGTTGCCTGCTGTTACATCGTCATCTTGAAAAATCTGGATAGTGTTGATCCCAGTGCTGTTATCAAGAGTAACAATAATGTCGCCAGTGCTGGAAGGGCTTACAAGAAAAGCACGCTGGCTTAAATCGCCAGTTGCGCCACCTAGACCATCGCCTTTGTAAACGATTTCAGCTCCAGAAGCTGTAAAGGTGTCTTGAGTACCTTTAAATGTGCGAGTAGCCATTATTAGCTAATTTGGTTGTGGGTTTGAAATTGAAAACTAATGTCGGCGTCAATGCCGTGTTCCTTCAAGATTTTTAAAAACATTTGTCGATCCATCATCTTCATATGAAGCATGTCAACAAACGCTTCTTCTAGCTCATCACGATCTAGATCTTTGATTGCTAGAGCTGCAGCATGGATAGCAAATTCACTATCCATTGGCAAATCCAGCGCATTGGCATCCATTAGAAAATTTACCAATCCTTGAGTACATCCTAACAGATCTGCAGTTTTTGGCTACTAGGCCCTTGCAGCTTGCACGGCAGAAGGAACATAGCGTTGATCAACCGTAAAATGCGGTTCATCTGGAGCACCGTCAAAAAGCTGAGGCGCTTGCTGAGGTAAACGTTCTGTAACGTATTGAGTTAAGAAAGATTTTGAATCCATAACAAATTAACCCAGTGTGGATTTTAACAGCCACTGAAATTTTTTATGAGCACGCCCACGCTCTACTGCTAAATCTAAAGTTAACTGGTCTCCAAGAACTTCCGCTTCTTCTGCTAATTCATTAAAAGACTCAGCCAACAAGTTATTGTTAATAGCTAAAGCACGAATCATCCCATCTTGGTCAAAACAACTTTCAGGGATACCGCCAAGATCAGATTTATTTAAATCTTCAACGTTCATTGGAGTGCTAATATCTAGAGAACGCAAATGTTCTGCAATAACATCCAGACCATCCTGCATTTCTTCATAAATTTTTTTCGTTA